GACAAGGTCGACCCGATCGTGACATCAGTAAACGGCATAAGTGATTCGCTGTCAGGATATCGCATCATCCAGGGACGTATTAAGGAAATCAAGCTGGATCCGGTCGGGCGAAGCTTGTCGCTGACAGACATGTTTCACACGAAATATTATCATCCTTTGCGCGAACATGTCGGACTGTCCAAACTGATACCTATTTTCGACTCGATCAGGCAAAACAACGAAATCAGCGATATCCACCGTAAGATACTCGATCGCGATGGGGCGGCCAAAGGGTTTATCGCCCTGGACAAATCGACTGATGACATGGAGCCAGACCCTGATCAGGATGAAGTCGACGAGATGAGCGATAAAGTCAATGAAAAGCTCGGGCCTAAGAACCGTGGACGCTGGGCAGTATTTGGAAGGGCCCTTAAATTTGTGCGAATGGGACTGACTGGCCGTGAGCTCGACTGGAACAAGACGAAAATACAGTCGGCCCGTGAAATTGCGCTTGGCCTGAATTATCCCGCCCATTTGCTTGGATTTGCTGAAGGCGCTACGTTCAATAATGTTGGCGCGGCATTGAGAGAGCTATGGACCGGCAATATTATTCCCGAGATGCGCCAGCTTGCCGACGATCTTGAAGTTGCGCTAATGAAGCACACTGGCCGTGAAGTTAAGATCAAGCTGGACGTTGCAGAGATACTGGCTATTCAGGAAATCATTCGGGAAAAACGGAAAGCTGCCAGAGAAGATTATACGGCTTCTGTCATCACTGATAAGGAAGTACGCAAAGAAGGCGATTGGCCCGAAGAGCCTGACGGAACCTTCCTGATCTCAAACAGCGTGACACCGGTTGCCAGCCTGACAGACGACACAAGCGGAGAAATCTAGTTTTATGGGTGATCGCCGTAAAGTACGGGCAATCGACTTGACCCGCGAACGCCGAATACTGATTTTGCAGAGGGGCGTTGCTGCCTATTTTCGAAGGCTGGCAAATGATATCAGTAGACAGTTTCTCGAGTTCGGCAAGGAAGGCGTAGTATCAGCGATCACCAATGCAGAGAACACGCTGGAAGATCTGCTATTGGCCGTAAGCCAGGAAACGGTAAACGATATCGGCAATCAACAGCTTGAGATCATCGTTCGACGCATCAAAAAGCAGTTACAGATTGATTTCGCCAATCAATTGGCCTTCTTTCTGGCTTCCCGTGCACTGAGGACCAAATTGATAGATGCCGATATCCCATAATTAGCCCAAATCGTTTATCCAGCACTAAATTCCCGATTGACTGAAAGCAAGTCAAATGCGTCTGAGGTGGCGTCAACTAAATCGTCTGAATCGCCGGACTTCCCGCTGAAGCTTTCCAAAACTTTAAAGTAGTTCTCGTTCCATAGCCCCCTCACGATATAGACATTGCCGCCCTCAATCTGCGCAGAACACGGGGAAAATCGCCTTCCTTTCTTGCCGCTCGGTATCTTTTTGCTGACTCGATATCCTGAAAGCAGGGCGATCAGTGTACGAACTTGTGCCTTGCCAGCTTGCCCGGGATCTTGCGGTACCCTGATTCTGACATGCTTGCCGTCACGCTCTGCGGTCTTGAGCATGTCCTGTTCAACCTTGTGCGGCGATTTGCGATATTCATCTGCGTGGATGATGTAGTATTTGCGGTCTTTGCCTTTGCCGCTGACACCCATCAGCACTTTTGCGGTACAGTCGGCGCGCTTGTTTTCTTTTTCGTCGGTGGCCGCTAAGTCCCATGCCCGGCACAATTTAAGGTCTTCGGGCAGATCGTCGTAATCGATCATATTTGCAATCACCCATTCACGCTTGAAGTAATCGCCAGCCATGGGCCGAACGTCCCAGTTGCCATCAAGCAGTTGCTCACGGTCTACCTTTGAAAGCGCAAGCAGATTGCCGCGATATCCCTTGTCGATGTCGGTCAGCTCTTTGTTGTCTTCGAGCTTGGCCGGTATAAATGTGAGCGATTTCACATCATCGATATCGAGCTCAGGGACCTGGTCGACCACATCTTGCCTGGAGCCGCCCCATACAATCCGATCGCCATCACGGCCAAAATACCTGATAACGCCGGAACGCTCCTCAATCGGGAACCCATCTTTGCCGATCCACCAATCAATTAACGTACGAACAAACGAATCAGGGTCGGGGTTTGTTGTGCATCTGACATATGGCCGCACTCCGGAAGTCGAACGTGAACGACTGAGCATATAGAAAAACTGCTTTTCAGTGAATTGCGTTAGCTCCTCGAACCCTATGAACGCCAATTGTGCGGACTGCCAGTTCTCCACATCTTTCTCGTATTCCAGGTGATGGAACTCGATGCGTGATCCTGATCGAAAGTTCCAGCGCAGCCTGGACGGCACCGATTGACCGAAAGCTGACGGATAGATATTATACGATTCGTCCCAGATGCCACCAGGCGCTGCGATCTGCTTTGTGGTCCGCCGAAAGATAACACCGCGAAACTTTCGGTTGCCGGTATGGCGCGTCGATTCAAGCAATAGCCCGAATGTTTTACCGCCGCCAGCCGCCCCGCCATAAATAGCGATATCGGCTTTAGTGCTGAGAAACTTATTCTGCTTCGGCTGCGGCTTGATCTCCCGCGTCTTCTGGGCTATCGCCGGAACCGTGTGTGTCGGTATCGTTGCTAATTGTGTCTCTGCCATTGTCTGGTAAGATGATTACGCCGCCCGCGCCTATGAGATCAAGGTGATTGTCGATTTCCTGTTTCGGGGTGTAGCCAACTGATTTGCCAAGACGGTCGAGAAGGTATTCCCCGGCCTTCAACTTCAGCCCGTCCGCACCGTTTTTCATGATGTCGCGTACGGTGTCCTCTGCATCAATCACAGAATCAAGCCGCATTTGTTTGAGCAAATCGGGAAATAATAAAGCCCTTTGCCTAACGGCTTGACGGGTAAGCGTGATCCCGTACGCCTCTAGAATGATGGCGGGAGTATCGCCAAAAATCCCATTGGCCTGCTCTAAGGCACCTAAGAACTGCTCTTCTGTTAGTTTATGATCTGACAACGGTCGGTAAATATGCGGGTTATTAAATTATTCCTAAATCAGTCTCTCGACTAATCTTACGAATATACCGAGCCCGCCAAATATCAAGCTTTCAGATTATGCGATTTGTAAAAAAATCAAGCCAATCTTTTATCGTTTCCTATGGCCCGGGCCATTATCGTATCACTCCTTTCAATATCTCAACAGCGAAAAGACCTGTGGCGGTATGCTCACTGCCATCAGAATATGTGATAATCACCTCAAGACCTGATTCGCCTTCCTTTACATTTGTAACCTTTTTCCCGGCCCAAAACTCATCAGAAGAATATTGCGCGGTCTTTATGCGAGCAGCGTTTAGATAATCTTCTTCATTGAAATAATCATCACATTTGGCACAATAATAGTAATTCGCCTCCCATCTATAATCGTTGTAAAAATCATAGCCCTCTTTTAGCTCAAGCTCAGAGCTGCAATTTAAACAGATCTTTTTATCGTCCCTCATGATCCATATCCGGCCAGTTCTTATAGTCGTTGAAATCGCCAAATTTGATTTCAGGGTCTTTATTCAATTGAGGATCATTGCAATCGATAATCGGCATGCCCAAAAACGTCATGGGCTTCTTTGTCCCGTCCCGTTTTTCCATCAACGACAATCGCCGGTCAAGCGTCTTATCAATAGCCTCCATTATCTCATCTTTCCGGCTAAACGACTCAGGGTCCAGCCATAACCGCGCGACTGATGACAGCGTTTTATCAAGCTCATCAATCAGCTCTGAAAATTCGGTGATCATTTTTTCCTTTTGTTGATCATTATCCAGCCACTTTGCCTGTCCATTATTCGTTGAGCGATTATTCTGGCTTCATGGTGATTCCATTCAGGTATCAATTCGATAAGCTCAAGAAAATCTTGGTTATTTTCTGTCAATTCGTCAAATGCCTTTGATTTATATACATCAATCTGTACGCATTTGGGCATTGCTGATTTCTCCGAAATCTTTGCAACTTGCCATGCCATCTCTGCAATCCGCATGACCAGCTCTGAAGTATAATGTCCGGTAAATGGCTTTAGGCTTGAACCTTGATCCTTCCACCATTTTTCAAATTCCTCACTCATTAAATCACTCCTTTGAGATTAATGACGATGAATTACGTGATGACAGCAAATGCCTGCCATAAAAAACCACATAAAGCCCTCTAGCATATCAGCCTCAATTGCCGCTATGCCTTTTGCGCATGAATAAATGATACAGAAAATATAAATCACTTTGATAAAATATATCATCGCCTAGCCCTCCGCAAAGAAACCCGCATTTCCCGAACCTTCAATTTAAACCGATACTTGAAAAAATACCGAACATGAGCAAACGGCCTGATCAAAAAATGCCTTGCTGCGATTCGCTCCATCCACATTTCATGTATCAGGCCAGTTACCTTTTTACGATACTCCTCTGCCCCCATCACGCGAATCTTAATCGACTTCAGGTGGTTCAGATCAGATTTGAACCGCTTGCGTTTCGCCGCCCGTGCTAGTGATTTTTCTCTGCTCATCGTTTATTAAATTTAGATTCTGGATCAATTATCATATTGATCGTGCCATATGCGGTATGAATATCACGTCGCCTTCGCAATATCATTTGCTTTTGTCTCTCAAATTCCGAAACTGGTCGGCTAAATTTAAGCGGCGGCTTCGTGATCTTAAATCCCCGTGTCGTTTTATGCTGTCTGATGTTAGTCATGACTTGTTTGCAGATTCAAATTGAATGCCTGTTACTCCATCTTCGCCGTCAATTTTCTTCGCCTCGCATACCATATTATTAAGCGTAATTTTTTTGCCTTCCTTTGTGGTAATTTGAATGCTGTCAAATTTAGCATTATTAAGATGGTCAATGTCAAGTCCGCCATCGCTCATTGATGCTTTGATAAAAATCTCGCCCTTGGTGACTTTTGGCCGATCAGATAGAATAAGATATACCGAATAGGCGGTGCAAATAATGGCTAACAATGCTATCATAAATGTAATATCCATAATCAATCCCCCAATAAATGCTCTATCGCATATTCCCAAAAATCAGACAGCACCTCTTCCATGTCTGTCGAACATCTTTTGCAATTCGGCCATGAATGAAACACGGTTCCGCTTCCGTAAAATTGGCGTTCGGTAGATTTATGCCCCATTGCCCTAGCCAATCTCCCCGGAATATATTCGACTGTCAGCAAGATGTCGGTCTTGCGATTTTCTGCTTTAATTAATTTATAGTTCATAATCAACCCCTCACCATTGCCTGATAATATTCCGCGCCTGATTGTGCGCCGTGCCTAATAAATGGACCACCCAATGGCTCCCATCCGTCTTCGATCGCTTCGTTTACATTATGATCAAGAAAAGATACGTCGCCACCTGGGCCGCCGAAAAACCCGCCCTTCCTTGTATAGTTTTCGCCGATAGCATGATCAGCTGATATAATAATATATTCCATAATTTCCTTTCAGTTATCCCCGCTCGTCCAAAATCCGCCCATAGTCAGGCTCAAGCGGTTCGTATTGATCGACCCGGCTGCAATCGCACTGACATTTCGGGCAAACGCTTAATTTCAGATTTTCGCCCTCCATCAGTTCATCGCAGCAATCTGAGTGCATGATCGGCTCGCGTTCATCGTCACAGTCATCTTCACAGTCAGGATAATGCGAATCGCGGATTTGCGTTTCGTTTCGCTGGAATGGTCCGTAATAGTTTGGGTCGTTTGTCATGGTTTTCCGGGTGGCGGGTTAATTTAACCGTCGAAGCCGTATTTCTCCTTTATCGTAGGCCTCATCCGGTCCATCACTTCAGTTGTCTCTGGCGCGAAGGTGTCTCTGTCTTCGCCTATAAGCCGCAATGCTAGCGTAAGAGCATCCCTTTCAATTCTCTCGGCAGCTTGTTCAATTTCTGCCCATGCTGAATTGATCTGGCCGCGGGTAATGTCGGTATCGCCGCCTTCTTCAAGTGCGTAGGTGTATTCAGATTCCAATTTGCTGTATTCTTTAAGTGCTGTTTTTATATCTTTCATTGGCTTTTTATTTGAGCTTAATTATTCGAGTAACATTATTCATCGGCGGCGTTGAGATCGGCTAGTCATTATTTTTGGCAATCATTCCTAATTCATCGAGGACATCAAGGATCTCAACAAAACTTAAGCTTACTCGACAATCGGCCTGTTTAAGGTTGATCGCTGTCATTATGGTAAAACCTGACAGCGGCTCGATCGCTCGCATTGTCATGTCCGGCGTTCTATCGCCGCGAATAACTCCATCTGGATTGCAGTATATTTCAAAATCATGATCACCGTCCTTTCTGAGTACCCATTCTCTGCATTTAATCGGCTCGGCTGATTCACCAAGCTCGTTCTTTTCGATTTCGTCAATCAAGTGCCTGACTTCGGCAATCAGTTTTGCGGTTCTATTTTTTCCTTTAGAGTTCATTATTTTTTGAGGTTCACTGTTTTAGTCGATTCGCGGATCCGCCTGGTTTAAAATGGCTCTTTGTTGATACGTTCAATTAATGTCCCTATTTGAGTGAAAAGGAAATTTTGGAAATTTCTCGTCTCGTCCTGATAGCCGTATTCTAGGTGCCATAATTCCTCTAGCAGTGTAATGGCGAGTTCCTTTGTCCCTGCACCAAATGCAGCCTCGGTAATGGTTATTCTTTTATTTCTAGCCCGGCCACCGACGCCAGCTCCTAGGCTTTTGATGAAATCTATATTGTATTTATTCACTCCGAATCCCGCACGATTCAATAGCTCTGTAGCCCGGGCAAACATAGACTGTTGAAGTTCGTCAGGCTTAAAAGCCTCTTCCGGGCTTTTCCAATCAGCATGTTTTTTGGCATAATTAATTGCGCTTCTGTTTACGTCTTTATTGAAGTTTTTGTAGAGCCCCGCGCATACGCTGATAAAATCGTTGCTTGGCTTTTCAGACAAACCATATTTAAGGCAAGCTTCAAATGATCCTTCAGGGGCAAGGATACACGACTCGATAAACTCTTCATCGGTTGAATGCGCTATGGCGGTAGACAGGCGATTATCTAACTCATACTTGTATTTGGCTGTTCGGTCTTCAGTCAAACCAATAGTAGTTGTAATATTCCATGTATACAAGAATGCCTCCTGCTCGGAATAGACATTTATGCTTTTATAGAACAATGACTTTGAGTTTTTTTTCTGAACTTCAGCGCACCTTAATATTATGTCAGGGGCCGTCTCTATAAAATACAGACTGCGAGTATTATAGATTTCCTCAAACTGTTCGCCTTCTACGACGACTTTAGTTATGTCGTCTTTTGCGCCGTTAAAATCATTCAGTGATTTAGTCACTCCGCTTTCGTCTTTGCAGTTGCAATATATTTCCCTGAACGCTTGCCATATTTTCCAGTTTTTCCCTAATTCTGTTGTGAATCCGAGCTTTTCGCCGCCCATATATATAAGATCAAACATCTTGCCTCTTATTTCTACAGCCCTTGTTTCAAATGAGATTTCTTCTTTGCCGCGCCAGATAGTTATTTTAAGCCCCTCCCGCAATAGCACCGCGATCGCATACTTCAGGCCGGTGCCAAAGTATCCGATTGAATTTTCCTGTTTAACGCTCACGCCCATTATTGTGATCGCGTGAATGTCGATTAGCCCTTTGTTTTCGAATATTATCATTGTTCGTTTGGTTTTGAGGTTACTGTTTTTCTGTTTACTTCATAAATTCAACGATCTCTTTTTTGCGCTCGGTCGTCAGTTTTGACCAGTCCGTTTCAAATTCTGAGTATCCCAGGTTGTGGATAAATGCGACGATCCAGCCTTCCGGCTCTTTTAGATCAGGTGCACCGGTTTTTGAATGGCCTTTGCAATATTCGCGTGCCTTATCAAGTTCGCCCTTAAAGTGCTTTAGTAGGGTATCAAGCTTTCTGCGTCTGGTGTTTTCGCGCTTGGGTATATTCGCCTTGTAGAATCGCTCAAGCACTCTGAGTTGGTCCTCTGCCGGGTTGATTTCCTCCAGCAATTCAGATTCGTAGATTGTCCAAAGCTCATTGGGTTTTCTGCCGAGCCATTCGCCGATTCGGATCATCCTCAGATCATTGGCCTCTACCTCTTTAATTTTCTTATCTTTAATTGATAAAATGGGCTGGCCCCCTTTAGGGGGTTTGGGGGTATTAATATTACTCTTTGGAATAGGAGAAGGAGATGGAATAGGAGATGGAGATGGAGAGCATTGCTTGGGTGATGCGTTCGCATTGCGTTCGGATTGCGTTTGCTTAGGGTTTAAGTCGTTGCCCCAACGTGCCTTTGCGGAATCCTGTGCTTTCTTGCGCCGAATCTTCTGCTTATCCGCCTCTTTTTTTAGTCCACCAGAAACCCACTTATTGCCACGCTTTTTTAGTAGCGGCATGTGCTCGTTATTTATCTCTCGCATTGCGGTCGCTATGCGTTCGCATGGTTGCGCTAAAACCATGGCGATTGCCTTATTATCGGATTTTATAGAGCACTTATCATCAGAGTGTTGCCACATCCAGCAGATTATTCGGTGATAGATTCGATATGAGTAGTCGCTCAAGTGTGCCGTGTGGCTCTCCCATTTGTCTGGGTAAAATTGAAACGCAGGCGCCTTGTCCTTAGATTTCGGCATTATCCCCTTTTCCTATATAATAGAAATAACGCTTTGCTAGTCGGTCGCGTATCGCTACCGCGTTCAATTCATCGTACCATGCCGACCCCTGATCTTCGGGGCCTTGAACCTCTTCATAGGGGTGTTTTTCAACCATTGTGGCGGTTGCTTCAGCCTTTGCGGCGCCCATTTTTGTAAGGTATCTCCTTTTTTTTGACGGGGAATAGTATACCGTGGCCGTCTGGACTTCTATTTTATTCATTAATCGATAAAAGAAACCAGTGCTACCCGAACATCTGGACAGACTCCGCCCGTATTCGCTCGCAAGCGCATATGGGAAGTCGGGCAGCAATGGCACCTTGTTATCAATTTGAGTCTGTCCATAGTCAATATCATGGCGATTTTAGCGGTCTTGGCAAGCTTTTTTATAGCCAAAGTACGATTCCGCCCCAAATCATGAAGGCCATCACGAAAAGCGTTTCGCCAGTATACTCGGCAAGCGATTCCGGCTTTTTGGTATGAGGCCAATCCCTTATGTTCATGATGGCGATTCTAATGATAAAACTGGCTACGTTAAGCCAGAATATTACTTTTACATAGATTTCCATAATTTCTCCTTTTTACGTAGTGTTCGCCGGTAAATAGCTTTCCGAGCACATTATTGTTGTGACCTTTATGCCGTTTTTGGTCGTGGACGTGATGGTCACATATCGATAAAGGGAAAACAGTTTTTCAATTAGCTCATTCTGCTCAATCTCGTTGTTGATCGGCATATCAAATTCAGCCATATCTTCGCCTGTTACCCATGGAAATTTTCGCATAGTGCTCATAATTCAAATAGCTCCTCCGGATGCTTGCCCATATCAATCCCCTTCGTTTTACAGGCCAAGTACATCACCCAAAGCGCATCGGCCTGATTGTCGTCAATAATCGTCTGGTCTGGCCACCTGGCGCGCGCTGTGCGTATCATGTCCGGCTTCTCGGCCTTGGCCTTGCCGGTCGCTGCTCGTTTGATGTCCCTGACTACGTAGCCCCTTGCGTCGATTCTAAGCCGATAAGCGTTGCTCATTAAAATCGCCTTCATGCCCATATAAATTTGACGCCAGTCCCGATTAATGATGTTCCAATCGATCAGCTCATAGGCGACAAAATCGATGTCATTTTCGCGGAGCTTCCACTCTATCCATGTGTCCCATTTGCTGAACAGCGCGCCGATCGGCTGGCCTGTAAATGGTGCAAACGGCCTAGTGCCGCTCTCGATTTGGCCGTCTAAATAGGCAGCGTGACCGACTTGCTTGGCTAGGTCTAGGGCTAGGATGTTCATTTTAAAATCTCCCATGCTGTTGCCGCCACGATTGGATTTTGCCCGTTTCCAATGGCTTTAAGTCGCTCCATCCCTCGGGCCACATAAGCAGCATCTCGTTTGACCGCGGCGTAATCATCTTGCGAAAGCATCGCGCCGACTGTTCTTGTAAATTCCCGTCTGCATGATTCCTCCGAACAAGCGACGACAGATTCCGAAAGGTCCAGGCTTTCCAGCATTGAGCAGTCGGCCTTAAAAGCGAGTATCCATATTCTCGGGCCGTTGGAAATTCCTCCCGCGTGGAAACCTCCCAGCACTCCCCATTTTGCATTATACCCCATCGAGGCCAAGTCTCTGAGAACAATTCCAAGCCCTCGAAAAGTGAGAGCTGCGACGTTCTCCACCCATACAAACCGGGGATCAGTTTCGCGAATGATTCTGAACATTTCGAACCATAGCCCGCTTTTTTCTCCTTCGATTCCTTCGCCTTTCCCAGCAAAGGAAATATCTTGGCACGGGAAGCCCCCGCAAACGACATCGACAAGGCCGCGCCACGGATTTCCGTCAAAGGTTCGCACATCATCCCAGATCGGAAACCACGGGAGGATTTTATCGCGTTGCCTTTGAAGTAGGACCGATCGACAGTAAGCTTCAATCTCGACAGCACATACGCAGGTATGCCCGAGAAGTTGACCGCCGAGGATTCCGCCCCCTGCTCCTGCAAATAAGTGTAACTCATTCATTTACTTTCATACCGGAAATTCCTGCACCCGCAAATCGGCCGGAAACTGGTCCATACTATCGCGCTTGTCAGGATGCCCGCCGAGTTGTTTCATGAAAAACTTGATGCCAGCATATTGGCATTGCCCCTGTAATAATCTAGCCCATTCGATATCCATTGGCCTAAACTTTGACCCGCTCTCACCACCGCAAATCACTTGGTCAACCTGCTTCACTGGACCCGCTGCTGGAGCCCAGCCGGAATTATCAGGGTCGTTATATGATGGAGTCCACCCGCCAGACAATAGAATTGCGCCCGCTTGATACAGATCGACTTTCCCGAGCAATGGCTCGCAACTCAGAAACCGAATCTTGGCCGGAACCTTAATCAATTCAGGTATCCGCTTGTCTGCCGTTTTCTGGTTCTCGACTGATGTACCGAGCCAGACATTATCGGGGGGGATTGCCGCCGATCCAATCTTCATGCCAAGAAACAAAATGGTCATTGCAGGATTTGTAAGCTATTTCAGAGGAAGCTATCAGGCATTTGATTATATTTTCTGGCCGCTTTGTCAGCAAAAGAAAGTTGAGATTCGGGCATTCCATGATAAGCCGAAATAGTTGATTTCTAACCGGCGTCAAATCGCTATGCAAAAATTTACCATTATGATCGCAAACATTCCCGCCCTTATAGTCCTCGAAAACGTCCGACAGGCTGTGGCAAAAAACGCGCGGCCTCTCTAGCCAGCCCTCTGATACCTTGTTCGCGTGACGGATCTCGTTCCATTTCGCTTTTCCGGCCACGATTCGCGCGGCTGATTTGCCCCAGGTTTCTATGCCTTTCGATCGAGCGACCCGACTCGGCGTGTTGATTTCGGCATAGCAGTTTTTGCAGCCATCGCTGACTTTATGGCACCCTCGCCAGCCATTAAAAGTGAAGTCGCACCACCCGATTTTAGTATCTTTACCCATGATTAATATCTCCCTTTGTATGATTTGATAGCCTCCGAACAATCGGCATATAAATGGCGTAGTTTTTTATCAATAACGACAAGCCGCCGTACTCGATGTAAATGATAGTCTATGCTTCGCTCGTTTTGGGCAAATAGTTTAGAAATCTGTTTTGCCGTGTAGCCTTCTAGCTTGCCGAAATAAATATACAGCGATCTGGCGTCAACGATCTCGGCACGCCGCGAATTGGATATGATGTGAGCCAACTTGACTTTGCAGGTTTCGCTGACGATCACTAGGATTGATTGCAGGTCGATCATGATTACTTCATTTTTCCAGTAAAGATCAAAGCATCGCAAACGTCTGAAACATCGAACTCATATTTAAGTTGAGGAAAAGAGCGGGTCATTCTGTCTGCTGTCATGGCGAGCAACCTTTCTGTCGAAATGTCAGGCTCGGATTCTTCAATAGCATCGTATATTGCAACGATTTGTTCTGCTTGTTCTTGCACGTTCATGGTTGGATTCGCTTGAATGATATGGCCCAGACCCAGTCATTTATATCCCACCCGTGGCCGCGCTTTTTGTTTATTGAGTCCCAGAGCTCTTCAAATGTATTTCTAGGGTCACAGCCGCGCCTTGTCTTTATGCCCTCAGAAAAGCAATCCGTATCGCTAATATCCTGAATATGTTCAACACGAATGTCTGTAATTTCCAGATCGATACGGCTGGCCCATCTTGGCATGTGGATTGATGGCGTCCATTTTGGCTCCATCCCACGATACGGGAATGTTGCTGCATAATGGATTTCATCTGGTTGCGGAGCCTCGCCATATTCAGCACCCGTTGCCGGTTCGTAGTGGAAATTCTCCCTCACCCACAGCCTATCGCCTATTTTGCCGTATGGGCATTTGATTAATAGTTCGGGGTAGGACATTAAATACTTGTTAAAACTGACTGCATAGCCGTCCGCACGTTTGTTTACATAACCCGGTTGCGGTTTCATGACGCGCCGTGTCTGAGTCTTCCGATCGTCCAAGGTCGCGTTAACCATCTCGGCGTTCATTAATATTGGCCGTTCTTTCATTTTTCCTTTTGAAACTTTGTTCCCGGCAGCCCGTGAAGCACTAGCCCAAGCTTGCCAATCGAATGAACCTTAAACCGCCCTCCCTTAAGGTCTATTACTTCTCCGACATGAAAGACCGGCCCTTGCTTCTCTCGGTCAATAAGCCGGTCCCGCGCTTCCTGCATTTTTTGGCCTTCCAATTCATTGTAATCGCTTGGCAGTTCCGCCATTTCGCCTGTTTGTAGATTTTGCATATTAGTTATTTCCGGTTGGATGGCTAGATAAAGCCACAAATTTAATGTCAGCAAAAAACTTTTTAAGCTCTTTGTGTCGCCTCGCGCCCTTGTATGTATTTGATAATACTACTCCCGAACTTAACCCTGCCATCATGCCAGCATAAAAGCACTGGCTGCATTCCTTTTCTTGATGTGGCGTAAGCAGCGTTTTCGAGTAGGCTGCTTGTTTATACCCGAACCATTGTTTTTGAGGTGATTCGTTCATAATATTATTTCCACAGGATTGATAGGATTGTCGATTCGCCGAAATAGTGTTGGACAAACATGCCGAGAAAGAAGACCTGAAATATCACCATCCAAAACAGTATTGATTTCGATTCCTCCATGATTTCTACGCCAAGCTTTTCAAACGCTTTGCCTAAATCGTCGAGGTCTTCTTTTAACGTTTTATTGCTCATGATCCTATTTCGTATTTAAATCCAGGTTTCATACTGACAAAAAATCCAGACCCGATCAGCCCGCGTATAATCGGCTCGCTTGATTCATAATGATCACCGTATTCGACGACTTTCTTGAGAAACTCAACATGTTGTTCTGCCGACTTGATTAATTCATTGCCCATTTTAATCTCATTTTGCAGGGCGGTAATCAAATAATCTTCGCTGCCCTTTGGCTTGATGCGTTTGATTATCTTTGAAACCCGTTTCAGCTTGTCGCGATAGTTCATAATCTCGCTTTGTTTCTGGCCGATTTTATTTCGTATCAATGATTTAACGACCTCCAGTATATCCTGGCTATCCGTAATATCAAACATCACTGATGCCAGCGTTTCATAGAACCTATCGCGGATCTTTTTCCATTCAGGATCGTTGCTATATCGCCCGGTTTCGTCGTATTGTTTGCGCTCTTCTGGATCGCTCAAAACTTCATAGGCAAGCTGGACGTTGTGGAACTCTTCAGACTCTTTGCCGCCGTTTTTATCAGGATGATGTTCAGTCGCCTTTTTACGGTACGCTGATTTGATCTCTGATTGTGTGGCGGTCTTATCGATGCCTAATGTGTCGTATAGATTCATGCTCATTATCTCACCGCCTCGATTTGATTTAATACGCGCACGATTCTGATATTTTTCCCCTTAAGCCCGGGACTGTGAAACCGCTTTAATCGCCTAGCTGCGGACAGGGTCAGATTGTTTTCGAGGTCAAACCACATAAGCAACGGCTGATGCGTATAAGGATCTCTGCTCTGAACCGAATAAGTATACTCCCGATGGATAAGATTATAGCCATTCGGGCGAACCTTTTTGACAGTGTAAACCTTGATATGTTCATCTTCTTTGTAGCATTCTGCGCCTTTCTCGAACGCTTCCTGCGGGACAGGATTATCAAATACGTTGCTCACGATTCGCCTTTCTTCGCTCGCTGATAGCATTCCATTATCCCGTCCATAATTTTGACGGGCAGAGCAAACGGGATTGTGGATTCTTGACCGCCACCATCAAGCTCGTTATGCACTGATATAGTCACTTGTTCGCCTTGAATTCTGACAAGTATAGTGCGCTCAACGCCGCCTACTCTTTTAATTATTCCAAATGATTTATTGCTCATACCGACACCCCGAACCTTTCACGCGCTTTTTGCAGTTCGACATAAAAATCATCGAGTGCCTTGCCAAGTTTTTCGGTGAACTCGTCGCGCTCAATCCTGAGTATCAACGGTTCTTCGCCTTGGCAGTATGACATAAAGTCCCAATAATCGCAGCCGGTCACGTGCATGCAGCCATGGACCTGGACGGCGTACGTTGGCGGCAGGCGATTTTTCATCATGTATTCGATATGCACCTTCAACTCGGGACATTTGATTTCAATGCCGCCCTTTCGATTGTCGATCAGCCCATCAGGTGAGCAGCCGAAATGCTCATCGTCAGTCAAACAGAAGCCGACCTGCTCGACATTGCAATCGTTTATGTATTCGTATGCCTCCCGCGCTTCGGGCTCAAGATCGTTGCCGCGCTGCGTGTGATCATTGCCAACCCAATCGGCGGGGGCATTGCATTTGCATTCGGTGATTAGCTGCGCGATATAACCGTCACGCGATTTTGAGGGCTTGCAACCGCCAATGACAATTAAACCCGCGCCAGTTCTTAATAGGAATATATCCTCTTCTGTGACGGTTTTTGTTTCGCCGCTTTTAATCTCAGTATACGCCCCGCCCTCGACTGGCTTATGTGTTTGAATGTCAACTATGCCATTATTAATATGAACAACAACGGCCTTATCCGCCTTTTTGTTTGTGTTCGTGATCGACTTTGAATCAAGCTCAGATTGAACGATCATCGAGAAACCGCTAGAGGTCGGAATGCCCAAGCGGCGCATATACCATTCTTCGGATTGTTGGATGCAGTCAATTACTATCATGATTCGCCTTCCAATAATTCGGGTAGTCGTTCAATGATACATTCATCGCAGATCATTATGTCCATCGAGCAAAAACATTTGGTAAAATCTTCGCCCGGACTCATAACGCTGGCGATCATCGGACTGCCGACAATTGCCTCAAGACCGGCATGCCTTTTAATTACTGCACCGTCTATAAAATGGCGTTCGGCATGGATTTTCCACAGACAAGGCATTGCTTTTTGCCCTATCTTTTCGCCGCATACTTTGCAGGTTGAATGCTTACGCAATTCGTCTTCCTTCATGCCCGGTAATTTTTCGTCGTCGCTCACGATTCGCCCTCCTGCTTTTTGAGGGACGCTTTCAGCTTGGCAATAACGACCCCGAACCATGCCTCAGTGATTTGACTAATCGATTCGACCTTAACCAATTCGAGGATCTTTTCGCGTGTGCCTTTTGGCAGATTGCCGATATACGTTTCGATCTGATCGACCTGATTTTCGCTGATCGTTTTTGGCGGATCAGGCTCTTTGTTTCCGTCGTTGTCATCGTCGGCAACTGTCACGCCGAATATTGAGCATAAAAGATTGCGCTGGATGTAGCTGACAGTCGACTGACAGCCATGGAGCTTCGTTTTGACATCACCGCCCTTTGGCCCTTTGTCGTCGATTGGCGCGTATCTGCGATACTTTTCGACATGGTTGCCGATGTGGCGAACCGTGCCGACAATGATCAAATAATCTGGCCGGTCGCAAGGCTCCTCACTGAAACTCAGGCTAAAACCGTGCTTCATATAGATCGGCTTGATTGCCTTGGCTACCGTTTCGAGTCTGGCGTACCTATTGCCAATAAGCTTATTTGCAGCATCTTTGACGACGACTGGCATGTCACATTGGGCGGCATGCATGGCCTTATTAAATAGCTTCAATGCTTCGTTTGCTTCCCATCGTTCTTGAACATCGAGTAACTGGCCGAGCTTGTCGGCGTCAACTTTTGGGTCTGATAGCGCCTGTTTGAGAAGGGCCAGCGATTCTGATTGAGGATTGACATCCTCGTTTTTGTTTTCCATTTTGTCTCCTTAGCTTATTTGTTCGTGAATAGGTTTGAGATTGAAAGGGGCGTCTGGGCAGGCGCCTTTTTCGTTGGTTAAATTAAGCGGCGTCTTCTAGGTCGAGCTCGCTTTGATAAAGTTCGCGCAATCCCGGGTGTTCGTGAACGAACTTCTTTGCCTGTTTGCAAACCGCCTCAATGGCAAGTCGCGTATCTTTTGGTAACAGACCCACCTTCGAGTCGATCGCCTCATAATGGCGTGACGGCGTGATCAGATTGTCAGCTTTTCCGCCTGATGTCGTTTTAGTCAAAGCGATAATGGCGGTACGATTTTCGCCCTTCTCTTTGATAACATGAGTCAGTGACAGAACATTGCACCGATAATTTTCGGCGGCTTCCTCGGGTAGTTCCTTGATCTTGATTGCGTGCGGGACTAGCGCCTCCATGGTCTTTTCAAAGGGCTTTGATACGGAATCGCGACTGACCATCATAGGCTCGCCGTTAAGCGTATAATTGACTTTGAATAATTGTTTCCCGAAATGAATCCGGGTGATTTCTATTTTTGTGGACATTGTTTTTGTTGTTGGTTTTCGAGCCATTCGGCTTGTATTCGTCTGGCGGCTTTTAGATTTACGACGGTATCAATTGCGCGGAGCCCGCCCAACTGTCTAGCGTCCTTGATCCCCTTGTCTATGAATTCAAGCGGGTTTCCTTTTATTACTTCTGGCATTATAATGTTCATCTGTTTTGGGTTTGAGTAACTGGACTCTGATTTTTGCGTTGGGCTGTTTGATGAGTTCAGAAATTATTCGGTCGGGGATTTGTGATATTGCGTTTTGGAATGCGAAAGCGTGGGTTTTTACTGGGTCGAGATTGCCCGGCGTGAGCCTGATTTTGAGGCCATTTGCTATGAAATTGCGGGTTTGTTCTGTCATTTTTGGATCAGTCATTGTGGGCATATTGAGAGAATTGATGATTTTGTCAAATAAAATATTGACTTTTTGATGATTTCGTCAATTATTAGGGGCATGGACAACCTGAGACAGACCTTTTTACAAGCATTAAAAGCTGAAAATATAGGCAAATCGGAGTTTGCTGCTAGGCATAATCTTCATCCTTCTGAGGTTAGCAGATTTATAAGCGGTGATGGGTTTTGCAGGCCACTAAAGGCATGTATCTTTAAAGGCTGGGCATCTGAGGCAACCGCAATCGCACTTTTTGATAGCTATATTCAAGACGAAATGAAAGCTGCCGG